CACATGTAGTGGATATTATGATGAATTGCTTTTACAATAGTATCAATTTTTACTGTTGATGTGGTTGTCTCTCTACCAGTTATATAATATATACTCGCTTCGTCTGGGGAAGGAGTTGATAAATCTGTGCTTGGAATCGGGCTGATTCTTACTCTGTCTGTTGCGACCTCATTAAGAGGATCTGGTTCAGCAGCAAAACTGTGTGGACCTATTCCAAATTCTAATCCAGCTCCGATTTTACTGTATGGGACTAGGGTAAAGTTATAATATTTATTATTTAATGCCCCGTCTCCGATGTCTAAAACATCTGCGGTTAATTCTATCTGCTGATTTTTTGACTGGTTAAGAGCGGGAACTATCCTTATAAGATTCTCTGGGCTAGTAGCAGGGAATGCGACAGGATCACTATTTGTAATTCCTGTAGCTCCGTAAACATGCACTCCGCTAAATCTTGTATATAAGGGGCTATTTGCGTAATTAATATTAACTAATATAGATCCAGTCCTCGGGGCTGATGTGGTATCGAAATCTCTGTTACCCGTTCTTTCATCTATCCCGGCAGTTGAAAGATTGTCTCCAGAGAAAACATCTTTACTTGCTGGTGTTATAGTAGTGTCGTAAGTAAACACACCAGAGCCATCCTGAACTGTGACACTGTTAATCAAAGGAACATTGGCGAAAGTTTTATAGACTGACCTATGAGTGTCAGCATTAGTCGATGGATCATTGATACGAGATTGAATCGCAAAATTTCCGCTGTAAGATCCAAAAATATCTTTATTTTGTTGCTCACTAACCGTGATGCTTCTAAGTGCCACACCAGTATAAAACTTCTCTAAAGCAATGTTTGGATTTCCTGCGGCATCCGTGCTGCCATACCTTAGTATGTCAATCTGTTGTTGACCGATAAAAGGATTTGAGTTTATTTCTGAGCTATTTGTTACACTTTGAGCATATCTGTCCAAATAGCTAAACACAAATGTTACGTCTTTATTAAAATGAACGCCACTTCCACTAGCAATCATTTCAGGCTCACCACTAAATAGTGTAAAATTAGCTCCGGTTTCTAAAACCTTGCGGGTATCCGATGGATCTGGAAAGTCTATAATCATTGCACTTGTATATTTTCAGTCTGCGCTTGTGTTAACTCAGTAGTATAATTCTCAACCACTGCATTGTAAACTCCACTTAAAGAAAAATCTGAGTCAAAATATTTTTTAAATGGATCAGAAGTGTCGCCTAATGCTTTAACATAATATACATAATTACCTATTGTTCTTATACCTGAGAACGTCCCACTGAACATATCATTATCTGCTCCTCCTGCGGTTCCACCTATGTTATCTAATTTTACTTCTTGTATTGAATTTGGATGTCTTAGTGATACAGCATATCCAGTAGCGTTAGTTATAGCTCTCCAACTTCCTGTTATTAATTCTCCTGCTCCCCCACCTATACCCGGCTCTGTTCCAATCCCTACTTTTATTATTTCTGGATTACTTAGGGTTTCATATTCTACTTCTCCAACTTGATGAGTGGCACCATAACCAAACGTATTCGTAGGTTCGTCAATTGATACTGAGTTTTCAATTAAATCAAATTTACCTGTGATATATTTTGTCGCTATCACACCATACTCATTAGTATTCTCCTCTCTTATTGAGAGTATTTTGTATGTTTGATCATGAGAGCTTTTTCTCTTCAATCTGTATGCGCTTCCTTGAGGAATAAAATCAACAAGATTTGCATTTACGTCAGTTTGGTCAACAAGAGCAATAGATCCAAACCCGGTATTGTTAACACCCGTTATAGCAAGTTCTGTTATTTGTGGTTTTGTGAAAACTTCAATTTCACTTTCTAAAACACCATGTGTTAGGTTAGATAATTGGCCCTCGTCATTTTGGAAGAAACCTGATATGGAAACCGGATCTCCACGCCTTGGGTTTCCTTGCCCACCAAGACCACTCGCTGCTCCATAAGGAAATGCAAACCCTGTATTTAAAGCTGCCAAAGTAGTTCCTGTTTGGCCAATAAATTTGTCATAAGTTGGGTTATTTTGGAAAGCTTTCTCCAAAGCGAAAACCCATCCGGTAGTTCCTGTATGGAAGTAAATTATTCTTGTTTTTCTGTTTGAAACATGGCCGGGATCTCCGGTGTAAACTGGATATTGTCTATGGTATTCAAAATTTGCAGTGCCAGCCTCGTCCCTCAAATGATCATTCCTATCTACATAATCTGCGTATCCATCTGAATAGCCAGAGAATTTGTAAGCCCCAGTGAAGTCGGAAAACGGTATTGTTGTAAACGAGTCTGCTGGATTATCGGGGTTGCGCGATAAAGAAGGATCACTATCGTGACTTGAGGTTCTTGTCACCTTGTAGTGCGCTCCCGTTCCAGTTATATGGAAACCAGTTAACCTAACTCTCCCTAAAGCCTTCTGTTCTAAGTCTGTTTGAGTTTGTTGTCCAGTGGGAGTGTATATAGTAATGCCGCTTTCATAAGTTCCCAATTCAATTGGCTCGCTTAGTCTAATTCTTTTTAAATTATGCTCAGTGTTTACATCTAATACTCTACCAAAATTAGATTTAAGAGATTTTAATTCATCTTCAATTAGAATCAGGTCACCGGGTTTGCAGAGTAATGCTTCTGGCCCAGTCGTAAAAGATACGTTCTGATTTTGTTTTATTGTTTGGAAAATTAAGTGACGACCTACCCTATTAGCCATAGCTCTAGATGTGACACCCAAAGCGTTAACTTGCTTTTTGAATAAGCCTCTTTGTGCTATATCTTCCTCGTCTTCTATATATTCAACCTTGGTCTTGTAATCGTCGAAGCGGTCGATATAAACGACCTCTATAGCGTTGAACTGTTCATCTCTTCTATTGTTTGAATAAGTGAATATTGAGTCTCTTACATTTGAGTTCGAAAACAGAGCAATGGGATCTCTGATTCTATCATCTAAAAAGTTTATTTCCTTGTTGTTGTAGAAAACACTGCCTCTAAACAAGTTGGCTATGGTGTTAATAGCATCAATTGCTTTTGTTCCCTGTTCGAACAATATGTTGCAAGAATATCTCGGCTCTAAACCTCCTCTACCGTCAGGAACACCATCAAACTGTCCCAAATCGTTAACAGCATCGCAAAACCTTCCTATCTTATACAAATCCCATTTGTTAATATCTTCCTTAGCGATGTGTTGTCCTAAGCCGTATCTATCATTCGTCAGTAAATCATATAAAATCCAAGCGGGGTTGTCAGTCCAGCCAAACTTAAAACTCCCGTCCCAGTCTCCTCTATAAACCTCTCTGTTTTCCGGTTCTGCGTTTAGTAGGTCAGCTTTGTTGTCGTAGTATCTCTTATCTTTTTGTAGGTGGTCTTCTATTAAAGGGAAGTAGTTACTTGGTATTTCAACCTGTTTTAATCTAGCTTCATATGTTCTAGTTGGGACACTTGAGAATGTTCTTGAGTCAAGTTTTATCCCAGCCATAGCTGAGAAAGGATAACTGCAATTAACATTTATAATTTCAGTTATCTTTAATAAATCAACATCCTTAGATACTAATACAGAATTTGTTTCTGTGGATAGCTTTGTTACTTTTACATATCTTTTTTTTGCAACTCCCTCTAAGCTATTATTGGTTTTTGCAGTATAAACTTTCGGCAAAGTAAAAGCAGTGAAAACATTATCTGAAGTTTCACCCTCTCCTATTTGTTTTATATATTTATAGCTATCTTGCCTAAACTGATTTGAATCTGGATTTCCTATATCAATTATGGTAGGGCTTTCAATTAAAGCAATAATTTGAAATTTTTTATTAATGGTGGGAGCTTGCTGACCAATTTCATTTATTTCACCAACTTCTACCTCGATATTAAGAACAGAGGGAAATTTTGTTCCAGCATCTAAGTCTGTCCCAAGTTCTGTGCTGGCTGTATCAAACAAGTTATTTACCTGTAAAGTGACAAACACTTCTTCGACATTTGGGTTTTCCACAATGTGAGTTACAGGAATAGAATCCTCGTCAAAGGCTAATGTTCCCTTGTCCCAATTAGAAAAATTTACTGTGCTGCTTGATTGAGTCCGTTGATCCACAGAACCCTCGTTATCTGGTAGGGATCTTTTTTCTCCATCTGGGTCACTTAAAGTATAGTCTTGAGTTAAAACACTTTCATCATGTTTTAAAGTTTGTATTTCGGCTCCTATTCTAAATGGCCCTAATAATGCATTGGCTTTTTCATGATCTATAAAAACCTTACTAAAGTATCTAAATGGAGGTTGGCCTTCTGCACCGAGCCTCATTTCATTTAGTATGTTTGAGTAGTTGTATTTTTGTGCTAATGACGGTGCTTGAAACTCAGTAGCGTTGCCGACTGCGAACCTTTCCAGATCTTTTAATATTTTTGCCTGTCTTGAATTTATATACAACTTAAAGCCTCGTTGATCTGGGCTATCTTTGGAGGCATAAACTGTTGCAGTGTCTAAAGCAAAAGCTATAAAACCTCCAACTTCTCCATCCCATTCCCCGTCAGCATCTAAAACAGGATGAAGAAAGTTTATAACTTCCCTCATATTAGACGAATTACCCTTAAATCCTATTATTTTGTCAGTATCGAGTGCGACATTGGTAGCCGAATCCGAGGAAGTAGTCATAAAAATGCTTGAATTACTTACCGTAAATCCCTCCCCTATATCTTGTCCTTTGATAATAACAAGAGCGATATCTTTCTTACTTATTGCGCTAAAGTCTTCTTCAAATGGACGGTATTGAAATGTTTCCAAATATTCCGATAAATGGCCCCTTAAAATTTCTTTGATATTCCTATCAGGAGGTGACTCTATGCCAAAATTTTTGAACCTACTATTTATGTATTCTTGTGTTTTAGTCAGGCTATTATCATCTGTTTCTGTGAATTGTAGATCATCAAAGCCGCCAAAAGCTTCAATTAGTCCGACAGCTACGTTAGCCACGCTGTGTTCTGCTCCGTCATTGTTGTGATAACCTACATAAAAAATATTCTTAGTATTGTGTTTAGCAAAAGTCCCATCTCTTGAGGATACGCCTAAAAAACGCTCTGGAATTTGACTTGTGTTATTATTATAATTAATACTAAAGTTTCTTGGCCCTAAAAAATCATAATATTCAAGATCTTTTGATGATGAAAGGACTCCATCGTAATCCCTGAACCTACAGGAGATAAGTTGAGAACCTGCGATGCTCATACCAAAGCTTCCGGGGCCACCGCCTCCTACTACTCCTCCAGAGTTTCTCCATGCATTGGTTTGGCTCACCCATTGAATATAGGTGCCAAATGGTCCGTAAGTATTAGGGGCAGTATTTGTTGTATGCGCTGACCTTCCTTGCAAAATATCTTGTCCAAGATCATTAAGTATGTCAGATATGTCAGTATTTGTTTCAATAAAAGCGTTTTCTAATCCTCCAGCTATTCCTTCGACAAATCCATCATTAGTCTCTGCTACGGGAGTTCCCTCTAAGTAAATACCTTGCAAATTTGAGACACCATTTAACGCGGAGCCATTTCTGTTTACCAAACCCTTAATCGGTCCATCACTGATCAAATCAATAATTTCAGCGTAACTGAACGAGGAGGCAAGCTGGTGGATTCCCAGCTTGGGAGGGTTAAGCACTGGTGGTTTTGGCTTAGGCTTTTTCTTACCAGCGCCCTGTGCAGAAAATTTTCTTTTGTTTTGTAAGTGCTTCATGTCCTGTTGGTGATTACGCCATAATTAGAATCTCCATCCAAAAGGTTAAACGGATTAGCTGCCATAGCATCAATGCTTGTTTGATTTTGAGGAAACGATTTAAGGCAAACTTGAACGACTTTAGAGCCGACTTTTAATCTACCAAAACCAACTGGGACCGGGCTTCCTTGTGAAGCGACATTAACTTTATTCGAAAAGGTGAATGATTCTTGCAACGCTCTTGTAGTTGCTGATATGGGTTCTGGGGCTTCTGGTTGAGGGGCTAAAGCCATCTGCAAACCAGTAGTGACAGCTGCTAACAAAGCCATAGTGATAGCTTGAGTCCCTAAAACTCCAGCTACTGTCGCCCCTAAGAATGTGGTTCCCCCAGCAAGAAGTGCTGGTAATAATATCGGTCCAGCTCCGACAATCATTGGGACAATGTCTATTGTTTCAGGCTTTTTATTTATCTCTAGTTCGTTTAAATTAGAAATATTTTTATTATCCACAACAATTCCATACTCAAAACCTTGTCTCGCCAAACTAGCAATTCTATTTGTGAAATTTTTTTTGTTGGCATCAATAGCCCTTACGACATCTCTCGCTCTATCTAGGTTGTAGTGGAAAACTGAACCGAACTCCCTAGCCAACATACCATGTAATCTAATTTCAGTCATAGCTTATCCTTAAACCTGTTAATAATACTTACATCTGATTCTGATGTTTTGGGCGAATAAATATTAAATTTTTGAGTATTTAAGGAATAGACCATGAAAGGAATGCATGAATTCTCTGACATTTTTATATCAAACTCAGAAAAATTCTCGTCTCCCATTATGTGACTATGAAAACACATAAGTAAATTAAAATCATTTTTAAACAATAAATACTCAACAGGGTCTATACAGAAAAAGTTTTTAACATCTTGTGAGATATTATTTGCTTTTTTGATAATGTATTTACCGTCTGTCTTACCTATAAAGCCGCAAATCTCTTGGGCTGGGTTTTTATGAGATAATATTTTAACTTTATTTAAAATATCTGTTATTCTTTTAGATGAATAATTCATGCCTGAAAAGTAAATCCGTCTGTTCCGGGGAAACCTCCAAAGGGTAAATGATAGTATTGAACCGTCCTTTCGTGTTCAACGGTCACTGGTCTCATATAACTTTTTCCACCTGTAAATACATCATGATAACCAGTCAGCGAGCGGGTGCCATCATCGTTCTCCGATGTGAATAAAGGATTTGAGGCTGATTCCCCAGCACTATTAAATCTTCCTGTTCCCCACCAAGCTACTAAATTATCTCTGAGATCAGTCGATGTGTCTGAATAATTTTTAAAAGTTGAAAATGTATCTCCTTCTACCAAGTTCCCGTTTTCATCCTCTGCTTTTTCATTTACGTTTTGCAAAAGGTTTCCTATTTGGCTATCATCAAGTTTTTTTTGCCAAATGGCGCATCCAATGTAATCAGCTTCGGGAGAGTAATGAGCTGTTCTAGTGGCTATCGCAGCACCTTGATCAAAAGCGTTCAAATTAGCCCCTAAAGAAAAACAGTTACTGATTATATGCACATCTGCACCCTCACCAAATTGTGATTCAATTTGAAGAGTCTCGTTAGGAGTAACAATATCACCACTTATTTGATAGCTGTAAGTTTTCAATTCCTTTAGAGTGCTATCATAGGAAAGGGCCATTAAACGCCGCCTAGAAAGCACATTTGGCCCAAAATACAAAAAAGCTGATCTAAAAGTATTGTCTGATAGCTTGATTGGCACTCTAGTATAAATATTTCCTCTTTTGTCATTAGGCCAAACTAACTTTCCTAAATCTTCAGCAACATCAATGGTCTCAGGACCCTCGTCCGGCGCTCCCGGCGCAGCAGCAGTAGGATGCGCGAGATTTCCCCACCATCCGGTTCTAGTATCTAGATATGCTGACCATATTCTGCCAGCATTAATTAGGTCCACATAAAGAGCTATTGTCCAATCTTTGTTTGTTCCATCTGAATTTCGGTAAAAACCCGTCACGGTTTCATGGGAGCTTAAAAAGAATCCATGATGTCGAGTTGCATCCTCTCGGGCATTATGGTAACCGCTAATCTTTACAAAACTTTCTTGATGTTCTGTCCCAAAAGTCTCGTATTTTATTGTGCCTTCATCGTTGAATCTTAGTTTACAAGAAGATAATTTTTTATTACATCCATCTTTAGCCCAATATGTTGGGTTATCCTCTGGTCTTTGTCCAGTGTTCCCAGAAACACAAACATACCAAGTTTTCATGGGAAGGGGGGTGCCGGGAGGCCCTCCACCAATGGGGTGGATCAGGACTTTTGAATTCTCTATATAAGATATGTCAGAAATATTATAACCTCTAGATGGGTTCCACTGAAAAACTCCGTCATTTGTATTGAATTCTGTTTGGTCAGATGTTTCAAGCGGCACTACAGGATCTCCTGTCCCGGCTACTTTAAAACCTTCTCCATCCTCTTGATTTATTGGTGGTCCTTCGTATCTGCACCCACGCCCTCTGTAAGTCCAGTAACAATACTTTCCTAATATTCTGCGGTGATTAACCTCAAAGTTTTCTAAGTCTAGTGGCGATGTTAGTTCGAATTCGACAAATACTCTATTTTCTTGAGTTTTTTGGCCGATAACATATTTTTCCTCGGATATCTCCGCTGAAGAATCTGCTTCTCCGAAAGGGTTGCCAGCATCAAAATTTATGTCATCAAGATATTTTATAAAGGTCCGCTTTCTTATTATCTCCGCATTTTTAAAATCAGAGTTATTCTGGAGCAGACTAGTTACTAAGAAATCTTTATTAGCCACCTTTATCTTGGGCCTTGGTAGTTTACCGTTTGCAGTTATCTCAAAACCTTCGGCTTCTATTGGGACAGGTAAATACTTTACTCCTTGCCAAGTAATTGGGTTTTTAAATATAGAGCCTCCATGTATATCTATTGAAAGGTTGGGTTTATTTACTACATCTGGAAATATACGATAAAACTCAACTATCGCTGTGGGTTGCAAGTCCAGCAAACTTCTAGCTATCTTATCTTCTCCTTGTCCCATATTTAAATATACACAATTCTAGCTATTATAGTCTAAAACAATGGAAATTAAACAATCTACTGAGCCTGATTTGCTTTTTAAAAATCATTTCATTGAGTTCTGCGAAAGGTCAAAACCTATGGATTTTTGCCAGATCCCTTCTAGAAGATTAAGAAGAGAAAAAATAAAACAATATCTTAACGAGTGGTGCAAAAACGCAAAGATATATCAAGCCCATATAAACAAAAAGTTTTTAGTTGGCGGTATCTTCACGGAATCAACAGACAGGGTTGAACTAGAGTTTGGGTTTGGTAATTTTAATAATTTTTATCACAACAAAATAGCAGAAGGCTGGCACCTTGTTTTGCTTGAGGTGTTTAAAGATTCGGGTAAAGAACTAATTACAAGCCCACTTCGTAGAAAATATAAGGCAAAAAGTTTGTTGAAATGGTTCCAGAAATACGATAAGATGTGTAAGACAAAGAAAGTCAACGGACAATTAATAGCGACTTGGAATAAAAATGACTGGTCAAATTGAGATCATTGGGGCTAACAGTGGGTTTGAGAAGATTAAGGGTAAGAAGTTTACTGGTTCAGTATTATACCATGAGGGTGTTCATTCTCTGGAATTAGACGGAGAAAAATACTGTTTTGAAGTAAAAGATGTTTTCGTTAAAGAGGGCGCGATAGTATTAAATGGCTGGGCAAGTGACGAAAAATTGCAGCTTGGGAGAATTTCTTTAGCTTTAGTGCCAAATAATTCTTGACTACACTGTGGACAGGCTTAATATCGCTGCGTTCGCAACATATTTTTAGTTACATACAAACAAAATAATGAAGGAAACGAAGTATCGAGTATTCGACCGTAAGGACAAATATCAGCAAACCTATTCCCCTGAACTGGACGGCAGTCTAGAGTGGGCTATACAATGCGCTAACCACACTCAAGGGAGGGTTGAGGAAGTGACACTCGAAAATGGTGAGGTTGTATCTTCTACAACTATATACCCCAAAAAGAAAAGAAGGTGAGTTTAATTTCCTCAGTTTTAAAGTCTTTAGAGCTTTTTCTCCAACTCAAAAATAATTCTTTTTATTATGAGATAAGGGAGAAATCAAGAAAACGTCAAACACAAATAATCAATGAAATTGAAAAATTACGCGATGCTGGCGACAGCAATTCTAGTGACCGTGCTGACCTCTTGCGCGACGAACTCAAGTCCGAACGTGAAGAACTTGAACATCTTTCAGCCTTCTACACTAAGGCTAAAGGCAAATCAAAGAGTTGAAACAATTGATGGCTTCTATACCCCTCAGACCGATGAGGTTTGGCATTCAGATGCAAGATTTAGGAGGATTGAAAGAGAAATTTACTCTAAGTGAATTTAGTAGTTGACAAAATTTACACAAGAACTATAATAAAAAAATGAAGACAGTATTAATTAGTCTTATGACCATGTTGGGCGTTGCCGTTGGTAGCGCAGGAGTTACCGCTACTAGCCTTTTTGGGAATCTTTCCCCAGAGGTTAGCGTTTCCTACAATAACCTGTCCACTAGTGGAGGATTGGGCATCAGAGATGAATCTGTTGCTTACTCGTTAGCAACGAGCATTCCCCTTGAGGGGGCAGACGTTCATCTCGCACTTGATCTCCATGATGTTGATGGGGGCTGGGAAAAAGATTGGTCTGTTGCATTCAGCCGTCCAGTCGAAGTTTTCGGACAAAAGCTCGGTCTTGAAGTTTTCTACAATAATGTAGATTCCTCTTTTGGACCTTGGGATGAAGTAGGTGTTGCGGCTGTTTTTGATGGCGGTTTCGCTGATGTTACAGCTTCCTTCTGGAAAGAACTTGGTTCAAATGCTCCTTATGGAGTTGAGCTTATTGTATCGCGTGATTTCGATACTCCAGTCGAAAATCTTACCCTTACTCCCTTTGTTGCAGTCAATGTAGCAGAAGAATACAATGGAGTAGAGGCTGGTGTATCTGCCACTTATGATTGGAACGGTGTTTCTGTTTTCCTTAAAGGCTCTTACAACCACAATGACCTTGATGGATCTGACCCTTACTCTTTAGATCATGATTGGCACTTTGGTGGAGGTGTTTCTTACAAGTTCTAAACCATAGCAAATAAAAATTAATAAAAAAAGCGCGGCGAAATGCTGCGCTTTTTTTGTGATTTCTTTTAAATATTAAGTGTAATATAAATTATGGAACCGGAAAAGTCTATTATAAAGGAATTTCTAAATGGTGGTTGGTTGGTTCCTCTTGTCGGTGCTGCTGCTATGTTTGCTAGACTTTTGTCGGGGAACAACGAGTTATCCTGTAAGCAACAACTTAAAAGGATACTAACGGCCTCCATAGCTGCTGGTATAGCTTGGTTTGTTTTAGAGCAAACCGATGTGTCTTCCCTTACAAAAGCTATTACTTATGGCATCATTGGAGTGGTTAGCCCAGAAATAATAAGCGGCATTGTTCGTCTTGGAGAAAAGTTCGCTAAAAACCCAGAAAATTTCATTAAAAAATGAGGCCAAAATTTATAGTTTTTTGTTTAGCGGCTATTTGTCTGTGTTTTGGGATTAGAGGCGTAAGCCTTACTGAAGACATAAAAAACACTCTAAGTGAAAATGCTAGACAAGCAGAGTCATCTATTATGGAGATCGGAATGTGCTTTGATTGGTATGGCGTAATCATAGTTGATTCAGTTATAAAAACATCTCACGGCTTAATGAAGCCATCAGAGATGGTTGAGATCTTAGAGGAAGAGAGTGTCAACAAGGATGAATATCTAAAAGGATATAAAAAAGATATCACCAGCAAAGAGGTGGAATATGCAGAATTTGTTTTCGCCCAAGACAAAAAAATAAGTTCTTATGTAAGGCAATTAGTTGAATGGGGGCATACTAATGACATAGACAGCATTAAAGGTTCTATACCTAGCATGTATGAAATGACAGACCCAACTATTGAGGCAATCAATAACATTATGGACACAAAAATGTATTATAATGAGGAAAAATCTGCCCTCCTCAATGACAAAATACAGCTTTATTCTGACTTCATGTTATTGGCAATTGTTTTATCGGTTGTTATGTCAATTTGTGCTGCGTTTAGTAAAAAATGCTATTAAAAAATGTCAAACGCACCATTTAGAGTATCAGATCAACAAATAATAACCAATCCTGACAATGATTCAGGTCTGGATTTATATGATCATGGTGATACTTCCAATCCCATAGTTCAAATTGATGGAACTGCCAATGCTGATGGTTTAGTAAGAGTTAATTCTACTGATGGGGCTTTAAGCGCACAATTATTTAACGAGAGTAGCAGGGGCGCATTCGGGGCCTATAATGCAGGTGGTAGCACACAGTTGAATTATGTAGGGACCGACACAAATGGAGGTCTCAGCAAAACCACCGCGACAGATGGCACTCTTAGCACTGAAATAAAAAGCGATGGTAGCTCAAGGGGTGAGGTAGATGTTTATAATGCAGCAGGAAATACCGTTCAATCTAAATTAGCGGCAGATGCTAATGGCGGTGTTGTTCAGACAAATGCTGATGATGGAACAAAAAGTGTTGATTTAACAAGCGACTCTAATAATCGAGGCAAAGCCACTGTTTACAATGCAGGTGGAGATGAAACAAGAGTTGTTATGGAGGTAGATTCAAATGATAGAGGATCTACTAGCACACTAGATGCTAATGAAAATTTAAGCACAAAGATAACTAGTGATACAAGCAATCGAGGACAACTAGAAATCTACAACGCAGCAGGTGACACGGTTCAATCTAAATTAGCGGTAGACGCTAATGGAGGTATTATATCAAGTAAGGCTTCAGATGGAACTTTAAGCACTGAAGAAGGTAGCGATGGAAACAAAAGAGGTTTCTCTAAACTTTATAATGCTGCTGGAGATGCAGCAAGATATGTAGCTGAAGTTGACAGTAATGATCAGGGAAAATTAACAATCAATGATTCTGCTGGGCAAGAAGCTATAAAGGCCGAATTAAGTTCTGCCCGTGAAGCAGCATTTAGGATGCAGAATGCTGGTAGTGAAAAATTAGTTTTTAATACAAAGGCTGGTGAGCAAAGCTACGCTGATTTGCCAAAAATAGTTTTTGGGAATAATACCTCCAAAACAAACGCACCTTTTGAGGTAGATTATGAGAAATCTAGTATATCTGCGCCCGGTTCTAAAATTTTTTCAACTGGTTGTCTTATCGCTGCTGGTTCTGGTCACACAATATCTGGTAACTATAACGTCATAGCTGGTGGTATTTTAAACAGTATTTCTGGAGGTGATTTTAATTTTATCGGAGGTGGATCAGGCGTAGATATTGTTAGCGGCAATTTTTCCACCATTGTTGGCGGCGAAGATAATGATATTACTCTCTCTGATCATGCTTTTATTGGAGGTGGTTTCAATATAGATGTTAGTGGGTCAAAATTTTCCTCTTCCGTAGGCGGGAAGGATAATGATATTACTAGTGGTATTTTTTCTTTTATTGGTGGCGGTTCTAATAACAGCATCAACAGAGCGCAACAAGCTTTTATAGGCTGTGGCAATAGCAATGAAATTGGATCGGGGGCTGCTGGTGCTACTATAGCAGGTGGCAGCTTTAACAAAATAGGGGCTAATGATGAGGGCAGAAACTCTCAAAGTGCTGTTTTAGCAGGTAGGCTTAATAGAATTTCTGGTTTATATAATGTTATTGGTGGAGGAATTAGTAATATTACCTCTGGAGAAGCTAATAGTATTTTAGGTGGATTTAATAATATAGTAGAGGGTAAGTATAATAGTATAGTTGGAGGGCTTAGAAACTTTATTTCTGGTAATCCGAACACCTTAGCCAGCCCCAAGAAGCATAATCACCCAAGTGGCTCTTTTATAGCAGGTGGTAAACACAATAAAATAACTGGTTCATATAGTGCCATCATAGCTGCTAGTGGATCTGAAATTCACTCTGATTACTCTGTTATCATTGGTAGAACAGGCTTTATACCTCAACATCACACTGGGGCTGCGGTTTTCACAGACGGACAGGCTAGGGTGGCGCAATCAAGTGGGCAGCATACAGCTCTTTTTGATTATGCAAGTGGTGTTTACATTGCTAACGCAAGCTCGGAAGGAACTATTTTAACATTAGGTGGGGGTATAGCTGGAACTGGTGCTGATGGGCGAATAACTTTAGGTAGCGTTCCATATTTATTATCTGGTGATTTAACTAGTGCTTCCGATACCAATACTTTTGTAAGTTCAGCATCTTTCGATACCAGTGACGGCGTATTAACTCTCACCAAAAATGATGCATCTACTGTAACTGTTGACCTAGATGGTAGATTTAAAACTGGTATAAACGTAACCGACATTACAGGGACTTTAGGTCTCACACCAATCAGCGGGATTAGCAGTAGTGATGTCACTTCGGCTTTGGGTTACACACCTGTTGATCCGTCAACGACTGGAGCTTTAGTCAATAATAACGATATATCTAGCTTTATTACTGGGATAAACTCCAGCAGTGTTACTGATGCATTGGGTTATATACCTGTAGACCCTTCGACAACGGGCGCGTTAGTTAACAACAATGATATCGCTAATTTTATTACAGGCATAAATTCCAGCAGCGTTACGGACGCTTTGGGTTACACTCCAGTTGACCCTTCGACTACAGGTGCCTTGGTAAATGATAATGACATCGCTAATTTTATAACTGGTGTTAGCTCAAGTGACGTTAC